TAGATGAACTGTCCTTGGTTGATCGTCCAGCTAACAAACAAGCAATGGTCTCTCTTTATAAAAGGGACAACTCCGAGGGAGAAACTATGGAGAACGAAGTAGAAAAAATGTCTGATGACATGAAAGCGAAGCTGAAGCCTTACATGGACAAAGGTATGTCCGAGGACGAAGCTATGAAAATGTATAACATGGACATGAAGAAAGAATACCAAGGTCCGTTGGATGAGGTAGACACCATTCAAGCTGAACTAGACCTAGCTAAAGCCGAGATTGATCGCCTTAGCAAATCTCTGGAAGAAGCTGGTTACATTGTTAAAGCAGATGCCATTGAGAAAATGGTTGAGCCTGAGTTTGTGACTTACGGTGACGAACAAATCAACAAAGCTGACATTCCTGCGCCTATCCTTAAGGCACTAGAAGAAGCAGAAGTTGCTAAAGCAGACGCTATCTTGGTTAAAAAAGCTGAAGCAGAACTTCCACACTTCGACCTTGAAGTAGCCAAATCATTGGTTGCCAAGTTTGAAGCTGAAGAAACAGTAATGCAAGCACTCAAAGCTGCCGATAAGGTTTTTGAAGAAAGCATGACTGAACTGGGTAAATCTGATGCTGACGGTGAGTTTTCGACTGCCGCTGACAAACTTGACGCACTCGTAAAGTCCTACATGGACACCAACAAAATGAAAAAGAGCGAACATGCTTTGGCTTATGCTGCTGTAGCTAAGACCGATGAAGGCAAGGCTCTAATCACTAAATCCTATAAAGGGGAATAAACATGGCTGTTATGCAATCACGGGATACCCGTACTGTAATCGCAGGGGCAGACCTTTCTGCTGCTCAATTTAAATTCGTTAAACTAGACTCTGCTGCTGAAGCTGTTCTGGCTGGTAATGGTGAAAGTGCTTTTGGTGTATGCCTCGTAGGTGCCGCTGAAGATAATGCCGCTACTGTAGTTGTCCAAGGTAAGACAATGGTAAAATGTGGTGGTACTGTTACCGCTGGTGGTGCTGTTGGTATTGATGCCGCTGGTCTAGCTGTGGACGCTGCTTCTACTGACATCATCATGGGTTATGCAACTGAAGCTGGTGTTACTAGCCAGATCATTGCTATCGAACTCATCCAAGGCGGCAACGCTGCTGCTTAAGTTAGCATAGAATAAGGAAGAACTATTATGCCACTATTAACTCCATCACAGGTGCATATCGACACCCCTCTGTCTAACTTGACACTGGCGTATGCACAATCACAAACTAACTTTGTCGCTGACAAGGTATTTCCAACAGTAGGTGTTGCTCGTCAGTCTGACAAGTACTACATCTATGACCGTGCCAACATGAACCGCACAGGTGACGTAAAGAAACTTGCGCCACGCACTGAGGTTAATCGTATTGGCATGACCATCTCCAACAGCAGCTACTTCGCTGATGTATACGGACTTGGTATGGACTTCGATGAGCAAACTATCGCTAACGAAGACGAAGTGCTGAACATTCGTTCTGCTGGTGCTGAAACTCTGGCAATGCGCCTGATGATCCACCGCGAAGAAAACTTTGCTACAACATTCTTCTCTACAGGAGTTTGGGGTACTGAGGTCGCTGGTGCAGCTTCTGGTGCAGGTACTCCTGTCTACTGGAACGACTACACCAACTCAACACCTATCACTAACGTAACTGATGCTCGTCGTGCGATGCAACTCAAGTCGGGCGGCTACAAGCCAAACACTATGGTTGTTGGTAAGGTAACACGGGACGAACTCATCAATCACCCAGACATTCTGGCACGTTTGAATGGTGGTTCTACCGTTAATAACCCAGCGTTGATTACAGACGCTAAGTTGGCTGAAATCTTTGAGGTAGAAAACTTCTTCGTCATGGAAGCTGTCAATAACACTGCTGTTGAGGGTGCTGCTGAAAGCAATGCCTTTATCGGTGGTAAACACGCCCTGTTGTGTCACACACCTTCAAGTGCTGGTCTTATGACCCCTGCTGCTGGTATGACATTCGCTTGGAACAACATTCCCGGCGCAAACAACTTGGGTATCACTGTTGAATCCTTCTCGGATGATGCACTGAAGCGTCAGCAAATCGCTGAACATATCCAAGTTAAAATGTCTTACGACATGAAAGTTGTTGGCGCAGACTTGGGCTACTTCTTTAAAGACATCGTACAATAAATGTACCTTGGTGGGGGGCTTAGGTGTCCCCTACCTTACCCAACATAGGATACCCCGACAATGCACCCTTCATACCTTGGCTGGCAGATAGACTGGCCTGTTTTCGTAAAAAGACCATTTACCTCAGACGGTAAACAGTGGGAAACCCAAGAACACTATAACTGGTTAAATCGTGGCTTAGGATCAGAGTCTGTCGCACAGTTATATCTTCAAGGCTTTATCCACCACAATAGAGAATTAGAGAAGCAAGCTAAAGTTGGAGATAGGCTAAGTGAACTAACTGGCCCACAACTAGACAAGCTGATAGGACTTCTAAACGCAGAAGTAAAATCTAACACTAACAGTACTAAAGAATATAACGACAAGAAAGTTAAGCAGTCTAAGATAGATGCTAAACAACGTGCCTTACTAAGAAGTTACCTTCGTAACAACAGATGGATCGAAGAGAAGTTCTTTGAAATAAGAGACGGTATATTAGAAGACTAAAGCAGGAGTAGACGATGGGGTGGACATATGACCCAACAAATCTTGGAACGGCAGATGCAGCCCAACGTCTTAACTCTGTTAGGCTATTAGTAGGTGATACTGACACTGCTGATCGTCAGTTAGAAGATGAAGAGATAACCTTTGGTTTAGGCCAGAATAATAACTCTATTTATCACACTGCTAGTTGGTCAGCTAGAACTATCGCCTCTAAGTACTCAAGACAGGTAACAACAGCTTTAGACGGTGCTTTAAGTGCTGACTATTCTGACCTAGCTAAACAGTACCTGTCACTGGCAGACACCCTAGAGTACCAAGCTAAGACTGCTGGTGGTAACATAGGCATCTACGCTGGTGGTATCTCTAAGACCGCTGTAGAGGCTGTCAGGGACAACACAGATCGTATCAAGCCTTCTTTCCGTAGGGACAGGTTTAAGAACCCACCAAGCTACAATGGTGAAGACTACAACTCATCGTATGACTAAGGTAGGTTAACATGTCGTTTAGATCATATGACCTCCTTAACCTAGTTAACAAGTTTGGGGAGCCTCTTACGCTTAAGAAGGTGACTACTTCTGGCACGTATAATCCTGCTAATGGTACTATCACTGGATCAGCGACTACTGACTACTCCTTTACTGGATACTTCTATAACTATGATAATGGTATAGCTGGTAACATTGATGAGATACGCAGAGGTACTCGTAAGTGCCTTATTTCCGCTTCTAGCCTATCTGTAGTACCAGATGATGAGGATCAGATAATAGGAAATGGAGACACAGTTAATATTCTGTCTGTTGTTACTATCTTCTCTAGTGGCGTTGCACTATGTTACATCTGTGATGTGAGGGAATAATGAGTATACAGAAAACCTTTAGTGACATTAGGGGTAGAATAGATAGTTCAGTTAGTAGGGGTCTTAAGGTTAAGGCTAAACGAATAGCTGATTACACTGTTATGATCTCTCCTGTCTACTCTGGTGCATATGTAGAGTCTTTTTCTATCAAAGCCCGTGGTGAAGGTGGTGGACGTAGTAGGTCTTCAGACGCAAGAGACGCTAAAGAAAGGTCTCCTGATCCAGACCGCCACAAGATGATAGCCCTAGACCAACTATACAGCGATATAACTGCCTTGGGTACAGATAAGATTGATGGTTTTGTTCTAAGGAACAGGTCTCCCCACGTAAGGGAAGTAGAAAACGGGTCTATTGAAAATAATGTACCTGCCCATAAAGTCTTTGAGAGGGTAAGAAGAAAATTTGGCTAGTATTCATTCAGACATTAGGGCCGCTTTGGAAAGCAAGTTAGCTGGTATATCTGGCATACCTCCAATAGCTTTTGACAATGTACCCTACGACCCCACAACTGGTACTAGCTTCATTAAGTCTCTGTACATTCCTGTTACCCGTACCCCTGCTGTAAGAGGCTTAAACCCTTCTCAGCGTTATGGTGGCATCTACGCAGTCACTGTGTACTGTCCAGAGGGTAATGGCCCAGCAACTGCTGATGGTATCGCTAACACAGTTATAGAGAACTTTGAAGCTGCCACAGACGTATCACTAAACAGCTTTAACGTATCAATAGACTATGCCGAAAGACAGCAAGGTTTCTTGGATACACCTTGGTACTATATACCGATAAATATCGGCTGGTACATTTATCACTAATTAGAGGCGTAAGCCTTGCTCACTAGGAGAATAACACATGCCTACCTTCGCACAGGGTTCACGGTCTAGCCTAAGCTACATCACTGAGTCCACATTCGGAACTACCCCTGCTGGTAACTTCCAGAACATCCCATTCACTTCACATGGTCTTAACTTAACTAAAGACTTGGTTGCTGGTACAGACATTCAAGCTGACCGTATGCCTCGTCATGAGCGTCATGGTAACAAACAATCTGCTGGTGACATTGTATGTGACCTCCGTAAAGGTGACTACGACCCATTCCTTGAGTCAGTCATGCTTAACACTTGGACAAACTCTGGCACCAACGACTACCTTACTGTAGGCACAACACCTAAGTACTTCTCCATTGAGGATTACTCTGCTGACATTGATCAGGCTCGTCTGTTTACAGGTCAAACTGTTTCCACTATGGGTATCTCTATTGCCCCTAACCAGATGGTAACTACTACCTTTGGTATGGTTGGTAAAGGCATGACTATTGGTGCTACAGAGAAGACACAGGACGCAGCAAGCACTAACTCCCCCTTCGATGCCTACTCAGGAGACCTACAGATTGGTAACAATGTAGCTGGCCTTACATCATCTGCTATCATTACCGCTATCGACTTCAATGTAACGAACTCCTTCGCACCCACTTTTGTTGTCGGCTCTGATGAAGCACCAGCACTTGAGGTTGGTCGTGCAGAAGTAACAGGTACATTCTCCGCATACTTTGATGACGCTGCCCTGATTAACCGTTTCCTTAACGAGACAGAATCAGCTATTCAAGTATCTGTCAATGACCCCACTGCTGCTAATGCTTACACCTTCCTATTCCCACGGGTTAAGATTAACTCTGCCGATGTAGGTGTAGATGGGCCAACTAGCCGAATTATTAGCCTTTCCTTCACCGCACTGTACGATACGACAACTACAAGTAACTTGAAGATTACTCGTACAGACTAATCCCTAGCTAGGGCGGGGGGCATTGGTGTCGGGTCTGATGCTCCCCATTTAAATCTACCCGACTAACCCTGACCCAAGGAACCTGACAATGGACTTAAAGAACTTAACACCGACCAGTGATACCGTAGACGTTACTATCGTACACCCTACAACACTGGAACCTTTGACTAACGATGACAAGTCAGAAATGACAATTACTATGTATGCACCCCACTCTAAAGAGTACAAGGGTATATTGCATCACCAAACTAACAAACGGCTTAAGCAAGCCCAAGGTAAAAAGAAGGTCGATATTACGGCTGAGAGTATTGAAGAGGCTACCCTAGAAGTGTTAGTCAAGGCAACTAAGTCTTGGAATATCACATACGATGGTAAGAAGCCTAAGTACTCTGCTGATACAGCCAAAGAGATTTACGAACAAGTGTTTTGGATTAAGGATCAGATTGAGGAGGCTGTAGCTGACTCGCTGGATTTTACCAAGGGCTGATTAATGACCTAGTTGAGTTTGCTGAATTTAACTTCAAACTTAATCAGCGTGATGAATCTGGAACCACCGAGAGAGAACACTTGGAACAAGTACAAAGGCAGACAGGATTAGAACTTAAAGAATTGGATGGACCCGACTTCCCAACTCTTGTGGCTCATATCTGGTCTGCCTTTATTGCGTTAAGCAACTCAAGAACTGGTGGCTTTAGTGGCCCTAACCCGATAACATACGAACAAATAAAAGCATGGAAAGAACTAACTGACACGCCTATGACAGCTTGGGAAGTAGAAGCGGTTAAGAGGCTTGACGGAGTTTATATGAGGGTAAAC